TCTCCATAGCTCAAAGAACTTTGGATATTTAAACCTATCATACCTCTGCAGAGATAGATCTTCGCCTAGAAACATAGGCTCTTTTGTCGTATCGATATTTTTTGTATTTAGAACAGTCTTCATGTTAATTATATTATATTGGTGTTACTTATTTATATTGCACAAGCTCCAGATTCGCAACCGTCATCGACTGCATCTTCACCTGAGCTTTGCTTATCTCCATCATCAGTATTCAGGTAATAGCCAGTCCGCCAACCTAGTTTATAAGCTAGTAGTAACTCCTTGATTACCTTAGAATCCGGTAGTGCTCCGCCTTCGTAATGAGCATAGTTATAATATACATTAGCACTAATACTCATATCAACCCACTTCTGCAACGCACCTACGATCTTAATAAGACCTTCATTACTCTTCATATCATATGCTAGAGTATACTTACTCTTATACGATGAGTAATTAGGTACAATAACGGGTAACGTTCTTGCTTTGGATTTCTTATATGTAATAAAGGATCTAACAGGCTCAATGCCATTAGTAGAGCATTGAATAACTGAAGAACTCTCACAAGGCATAATAGCAGATACTGTACTATGTCTTAATCCAAACTCCTTAATTCTTGCTCTAAGAGCCTCCCAGTCCATGGAATTCTCTCTCGTCACATACTCGTCGATTTCTTTCTTATATGTATCAATTGGCAACCAACCCTTAGAGTACTTAGTCTCATTAAACTTAGGACATGCACCCTGCTCTTCTGCGAGCTTACATGATGCACTGAGTAGACTATACTGTACTTTCTCCATCAGCTCATCGGCAACGTTTGGAGCTTCAGCATCTTCATAACCTACTCCCTTCTTAGCAAGATAAGCAGCGAAGTTCGTAATACCAATACCAAGAGATCTTCTATTCTTAGTAAAGTTTTCAGCTGCAGGTAAGAAGTAGTCTTGGTAATCGATAAGCTGGTCTAGAATACGAATAATAATATCACATACTTTTTCCATCTCAGCATCAGATTGAATCTCTAGCACATTAATAGCTGAGAGAATACAAATACCAATTTCAGCATCAGTATCAGAGGTATCTTGTAGAGGCTTCGTAGGGTGTAATACTTCAACGCATAGGTTAGTCATCTTAATATCTGTATCCCACGCAGAACGCTGATTACAGTGATCGATATTCATGAAGTAAATCCGACCTGTCTCAACACGCTCTTTAACGAAGAGGGACATTAAGGAACGAGCCGGTATAGTCTTCTTAAACTTTAATGAAGTCTTACGTTCGTACTGCTCGTACAGTTCATCGAAGTTTTCATGGCCGAATGCATCATATAAATCTTTCGCTTCATTTGGAGAGAATAGAGTAATGTCTTCATTCCTAAGAAACCTCTTATAGAACAGCTCACTGAATTGAATGCAGTAGTCAAGTTTTCTAACACGGTTATCATCAGTACCAGAGTTATTCTTAAGCACTAACATATCTTCAGCCTCATAGTGCCAGAAGGGAAAGTTAACTGTAGCAGAACCACCTCTAATACCATTCTGATGGCAAGACTTAACGGTAGATTCCATTAACTTAAGGAACGGGATAACGCCTGTATGCAAGACCTCACCATTTCTAATAGGAGAGTTAATTGGTCTCACACGGCCAATGTTTAAACCAATACCATATCTTGAACCTGTAGCGAAACCAGCTGCTGCGGAGGACGAGAAGATAGAAGGTAGTGTATCATCGATATCAATCAAACAACAAGATGCATACTGTCTTATCTTAGTACGTACACCAGCCATTAGCGGTGTAGGTATGTTGATCTTAAACTTGGAGAAGTAATCGTACGCTTTCTTTATATAAGCAATACGTTCATCACCTGTATACTGGCCAAAGCATACCATGGCAATAATCATATAAGCAAATTGAGGAGTCTCGTAAAGTCTTCCAGTAGATCTGTCTTGTATAAGATACTTATCGCATAGTTGCCTCATACCCGCATACGTGAAGTTTTCATCACGGCTGTGGTCGATATATTCATCGAGTTTATTAATCTCTGTCTTATCATACATCATCAAGATATCTTCATCATATACATCATTCTCATGCACATTCTCGTTAATGAAGTCAACAAGCTTAGGTGGATTCTTACCGCCCCATACCTCTTTACGTAGATGATATGATAGTAAGCGCGCTGCAACATATTGATAATTCGGCGAACTAAGGCTGATCAGATTTGCAGCTGAATCAACTAAGACATCGTGAATTTCAACTGTTGTCATACCTTCCTTCTTCTGCAGATCGGCATTAATTTCAATGTCAGACGCTGTTACGCCTTTAATGCCTTCTACGGCCCATTCAATAACTCGGTGAATTTTTTCCACGTTATAGGGTACTGATTCCCCGTTTCTTTTCACGATGTTCATATATGAGTTTATTTACTTTATTTTGTTAGGATTAATAGTTTAAATGCACCAAATCTTTGAAAATTAAATTCACTTTCATTTAATTTGAGCAAGTGCTGAAGAATCTTCTTATCATCGATAATAGGATCATCTGTTAGGTGTGTAAATGCTTTAAAGTCGACAGGAAAGATGCGTTTATTAAGGTACGAGTATGCATCATGACATGTCATATTGTACTCATCTAGTATCTGCTCGTATGTTACAATATCTACTGTGTTTTCTTTTTGCTGTTTTAGTAGAGTATCAGCTAACTCTTTACCAGTCTTATTCAACTCTAAAAAGATACCATATAATGGTAATATAGCGTAACTATCTGGTTCTTTCTCAAACGCTATTAATACCTTTTTTGGATTATATCTTTTATTAATAGAAAGACGTTTGTGATCATACTCATTTTTAATAGCGAATCCCAGAAATAGGGTAGGCAGATCATCGTCAAATGATTCAAACTTATCGATATCGACAGGTTCCTCGACTAATCTTATATCAACCATTACATTGAGATTTCACTGATCATTGCGCCTGTCTTAAGATCAATGGTTCTAATCTTATCTCCTGTATAGGGGGTCTTGATAGTCACAGAAACCATATTACCGGAGATAGTAGGTCCACTATATTCACCAGGTGGTAGGCTGTGTGATGCGTGGATACCACCAGTTTGTGCATCAAAGATTTCCACCTTATCGTTATTAATTCGAGCAGTTAAGTTCATACCTTGATTATATACTCTTTTATGAATTGTTCAACGTCAGAATCAGTTTTATTATAGGTAAATCCTGTTAACGCGTTATTAAAGCTAGGGTGATCTTTTAGGATACTTTTCTTACCGAACTTCTCTTGTATAAATGTTATAACGTCTTCAGAAGGATATAATACAGTGTCACATACATTTAATACTTTTCGTATATCCTCACACTTATAACCCTTTTTAAGAAAGGCTTTAGCTTCTCTGCAAATATAGTATTTTATGAGATTAGCCTCATCACCGTATTCGTCTATCTTCTTTTGGAGGAAGTCACCAGAGTAAACGGTAGGTTTACCTGTGACGACGCAATTAATCTTTTGAGTGCTTGGCATCATATAATTATATGGTATATTGTGGGATTTTCAACTTTAAACTCTAAATAGTAGTATGACCTTTAACGATCTGTATAATCAACTTCTTGAGGACTTTACTGCTCCTACTGATACTAAGAGACCGGCTAAGGTTAGGCCTAGTGGTAAGTATGGTACTATCAATCCTCAAATGAATGAGCCACATAGTACTAAAGCTATTTCAGGATTTAAAGGGCAGCCGGGTGGTAAAATGAAGACGATGTTTGTTACTCTACCGGTAAGGAAGAAAAAAAAGAAAGTTAAAACTGACTCTTAATAAAGCGGAGAGTTCTTTCATTTCTATCTTGTATTGGATGTACTACACCCTTATCATCCCGGTACTTTCTTTCATATTCCTTAAGCATACCTGCTTTATCCTTGTTGAGTACATGACGTGTAAACTTAGGGAATTTAGTAGTGACATTACCTATGTTGAAGGTGAAGTCGAGAAGTATTTGTTTTTGGTTGAGATATAGTTGATCATAGTCTACATTAAATCTCTCTCTTAGATGCCGTCTCAATCTGTCCTCCGAGACGCGGAGATCTTTTAAAAGTAGCGCTGTAGCCCCTGCTTCGGTTAACCCGGGCGAAAACTTACCGGATCTAACCTCACTACCGGTGAGCTTATGGCCGTAGCCTATAGTATCTGTACCACCTTCAGCGCTCGAGTAAGGGTAGAATTTATTATTTCTCCAACCAGCCATCACTGAGTTTTCAGCAGACTTTACTTCTTGTATAAAGCCAGGGTTATAGATAGGAGATGGTGATATTTTAGAAGCGACTTTAGAAGGAGAGTCAAACGTAATGCCGGCATCGGCTGTTGTTGTACCTCCAGCGAGTGAAGCTAAGCCTAATGCGCCTGCTGCGATCGCACTCTTAAAATTTTCATCAATGTAGTAATATTGTTCAAACGTTCCCATCGATAAATATTTATACAAATAAGGTTGTTTAAATGAACCGGTCGAGGAAGTACTTAGGTAATTTTGACTTATTGCGTATAATCGCATCGTATATATTAGCGTCTAGAACGTACGTGACACAATGATCATCCTGACTACGTATACCCCTACCACATTGTTGTATAAAGTTTGAGAGCATCTTATTAGCGTACCATTGCTTATCCTGCTCAAACATCTTTTTTACTCTATCATCTCCGAGTGGTAGGTACGCAGCTTTAATAATAATCTGAAAACGTGCTAGGTCTCCCTTAAGGTCAACCCCCAATCCTAAGGACGGACTTACTAATACGGTTGGTTGATCTGACGCTGTATGTTCTTCTAAGATCTCTTCATTACGGGTCATACCATCTCGATAAAGAAACCTCGAATCACTTAAACCTCTTTGGAGGTATCCGGTAATGTAATTTGTATGTGTATGTATAATACCTTTATCACCGCTATGGTTCTTACAAATCTCCTTTATCTGCTCTACAATCGATGGTAGAGCTTTTTGTAGGTTAGCATGATTGAGCCGATTAGATCTAGATATGTATATAGGTGCTTTAGCTGGGTCGAATGAGCTACCAGACTCGACATATTTATATTCCTTAATACCTAGAGTCTTAGCTAAGTTCTTATGATCAATAACTGTAGCTGACATCAATAAAACTTTCTCAGCATACTTGAAGATATAGCTCGAGAGGGTATCGACCTTGAGCGGAGTAAGTCTGATATTAAACTTATCCTCCACCTGTACAATATACTCACACTGCTGCCAGGTATCACTAATCAATACTAAAGTACTATGCAAGCTCCTAAGATATTTTAACTTAGATAACTCGTTATTTGAGAGGCCTAATTTAATCCCATCAGTCAATATGTTAATATGCTCAATAATGGTTGACTGTACTTCATTTAACCACTTTTTAACAGCAGTATTTTTAGTAGATGCGAGCGGGAAGATCTTAACTTTAAGTTTCTGCAATCTTTGAATATCAATCGCTACAGAAAATTGCTTGATGATTTCATCTTCTAACTCAGATGCCTCGTCACATATAATGTAGTTCTTATACTTGACATGATCGGGCAACGCTAAGAACATCTTATAGTTTAAAGCCGTGAACTTACTAGTAAGAGCAGCATTACGGTCATTATGATAGTCACATTTATTAGCCTGTCTATGAGCATCTAGAATCTTCTTCGGCATTACTACAGACTCTTGCTCGACATCAATATTCTCGTCAATAGTACTTCTATAGTTCGCCTTACCTTTCAGTACAGCTGTATCTTCGAATAAATCCTGGTATTGGTCTTGCAGAGCCTTTGTAATAGTTAATGCAAACGCCCCGGCCGGCAGGTCATTTTTGCATTCGCTCGCATGCGCATAATTACCGTTAGAGTCCATCTTAAAGGCTGCATATGTATTAACCAACTCAGTAAAGTTATCAGTAAAGGGAGTTGAAGCATTCGCGAGAGTTTTTGATATAAAACTCTTACCACTTCCGGTAGGCGCGCAACATATAACGAATTTATTTCCAGAGCTAAATGCTCCGTCAATTTTTCTAATTATCTTATCTTGTTGACTACTCGGGGTATATCCCTGAGGAAAGTTATTTAAAAGTTTACCTACCATGTAACCATTATAGGCTACACTACAGATAAAACAAGGCTTGAATCATAAAACTTATTACAATTCGATTTGTCGAGTAATTTTACACGGTAAAGAAGAGTCTTACTCGTACCGGCAAGGTCTTTAAGCTCGTAGGAAAACTTTAAATTGCCAGCGTCATGCCGTTCCCAACTATACGGGTAAGGTATTTCATAAACTCGTGTTTCATCTTTATGATTCCTTAACGTGAATACAAAGTGAAATTCCTTAAACTTAAATAAAATTAATTTACCTTTTTTAAGAGTTTTACCATTACTCAAGAGAAATACTACATCTCTCAACAAGAAGTCATTCAATTGCGTTTCTATAGCTGCTACTTGTCTCATTTACCCATAAATTGTTGTTTCTGTTCGGTCGTCATAGTATAAACACTAGTGTTAAAATATTCCCAGAATTCGTCTCGTGGTATACTCTTAATGAGATTGCAATTATCCATACTAATCATTCGCCAATCTTGCATGAAAATATCCCAAGTTAATACTAAGTTTTTTGGACCAGGTGCATACTCAGGTAATCTAGAAGGCGGCTTGTAGTTTAAAGTTGTTCTACCATTTACACTATTTAAAATAGTCTGGTCGTTCGTACAGAGCATTGTACGTACTTCACCTGTAGTACGTTTGATAAATGTTATTTCACAGACATTTCTATCTAATAACTGCAATAAGCTCTGGCGGTTAACTTTAAGCATTATCGTCTTTTATATCTTCCCGTCTTTTACAAATACCGAACAATCTTTGCTCATTTAAAAACATGCCTTTACTCATTGTACCGTAATCAGCGATTTGAATATTTGCGACGGATGCACCTTTATCATTTGGAAACATAACGATGTCACCAGCTTTTGTATATTTACATTCTGGTCCAGCTAGGACAACCTTAGCTTTGCGCCATGTTTTTGTGAGAGTATTTGTAGGTATATAAATACCATCTCTCATAATATTATCACCCGAAGCATCCGGAGCTTCATCAATATACTCTACTAAAATAATATCGTCATATACAAACGATAAAATAAATTCTTTGCTTAGATCGAAGTCTCCATCGCTATGGGAACTCAAATCAATTAAGCTTCTTTTTGTTGCTAGGTTGTCAATAGATGCTTCAGCCATATAGACTACTTATAAAGCATTTTTTGTAAATCAACATTACGCTTATACTCTCTCTTAGAGATAAACTCAGGTAAGATCGGCTCTTCTTCTTTTTTCACCTTATCCTTTTTAGTTTTCTTGAGGTAACTAATCTTCTTAAACCTCAAGCGAGGCAGTAGGTTGTATAGATAGTTATATTGATTTTGCTTGTCATCAAACAGGCTCCAATATTTATTACTCGACTCGTTAATATAATTAGCCATCTCCGGCGAATACATACTAGTCCACCGATTGATCATAAACAGGTTGAACTGCGACTCATCATCGCAGTTCATATCTATTACCTTCTTACTATAAAGTAAGCTATTTAGATACTGAAAAATAGTCATTATAGATTAATCTTAGTAGTAGCGATAAAGATATCATCCACCATACCGTAAAAGGTATCAATAACCCTAGTCATAAACTCTTGAGTCTGCTCTTCATCAAGTTTAGTACTATAAGCAAATGCAGGAGCTTTACTACCAGCATTAATATTAATACCTGTATGCCCGATAGCTACATTATCTTTTGAGTACGTAATACTCACACTACACTTACCAACAGCTTGTAACTTACCGTCATTACCTTCAAATTCATCATGAACCATTAGGTCATCACCATCTACCTCAATCGGCTTATTAGTTAACCCAGCTAGTATACTAGCAATCTGAGTGTTAAGCAAGCGCTGAAACGCTACGGCGCCGAACTTATCTAGGCTAGGAATCTCCCAGCAGAAGTTAACTGCATCATCACTATAGATATAATCGCCCTGCAGTACATCCTCTTGATCAATCATCCCGTCAATACTCACATCCATTGGACATCTAAACGCGATAATATTACCAGTAGGTAATACTTTATTACGGAAATAATCGTATGCGAATCTCTTATGAATAAGCGGGCCGTCGTAAACTTGAATATCTTTTATAATCATATATCTGTATTATAGATTATAAAAGATAGGTTATCAACTATAAAGTTGATGTTGTAGGTGATTATAGTTGAAATATCCAACTAGTATCTGAGAAGGTCTCAATAGGCTCTCCTAAGCAATCCTTTACTGCATTTAATACCTCAGGCATATAGCTATCATGCCCTGCAATATATCCGCCTTGCTTAATTTTACTTTTCCAAGTATTAATGTCTTCCACTACTGCGCTATAAGTATGATCTGCATCAATATATACAAAGTCGAGAGAATGGTCCTCATACGACTTAGCAGCCTCTGTACCTGGTAACTTGACCTTTGTAATATTCGGGTAATCGACTAAGATTTTATCAAACATTTTTTCAGCTTCCTTTACTGCTGCCCATGACCAGGGGTCAACGCAATCTAACTTCTCACAGTGAAGAGCGATTACTCTACTACTCACTCCTGAAAAACTCCCATGCTCTACGCCATGATCACTCTTCTTAATATACTTTTTGCATAGATCTATGAGACCAGCAACATTGTTTGAAATGGCGTCTAATTCCATCCAGTATATTCTAGGTGTTTCAAGCAACTGGTCTATTTTTGTCTTATAACTCATCGTAAGTAATTATACGTTGAAAGGTATTTATCAACACTTTGTTGACTGGTTGATTTGGTAAATACCTCTACAGCGTAGAGACCATCCGCACCATATACCCCAACACTCCATTGTGTATCGCCAATTACAGGTCGCTTAACCATAAAGGAGCCACTATCAATATGGTTGAGTGCAAATTTACCAGCATCAAGCCGGTGAGTACCATCTTTATTATCTTGCTTCCAACAAATAATATCAGACGTATATCCCTTTACACTTGACCAGAGATCTGAATGTAAGGTTGTATCATCATCAAGCATCATAACATACCCGTCATTTATTAATGCAAGAGCGTAGTTGCGCTGCGCATTTCCAGAAATACTTTCATCTTGTTGATGAGCATATAATTCTGCATTATTAGGTAATTCTATATCGGGCAATGTAGGTGCATCGAAGACTACAATCCAGCGATAATTTTCCGACGGTATATTAATACTTTTAGCTATGGCAGCTAGATTTTCAGGCCTAGAGCAGGGTGTTACTAGATTAATTAACATCACATTATATACTTAGTATTACTTTATAAGCAGATCAATGTAGTAAGTGTTTGTAGTTTTTCTCAATGTAAAGTTCTGGTATATGGTAGTCGTCAATCTTATTAAAGTTATCTTCAATTGCTCCGAGTTTACTATTATATACATCTTCACTGAGGTAGTTAATTACACTTTCAATACTCTCAAAATCGTCTATAAAGATAATACCATCATTATTAAAGAATTCTCCGACCGAGCGAGAACCCCAATACACTGGGATGGTCTTCGTTGCAAAACAATCGAGTATCTTCTCAGTAAAATATCCATCTTGTATACAGTTTTCGACAGCAAAAGAAAATCTAAAATCACTCAAGCCTACATCTTTACTAACTAAACGGCTACCGGTGATAGTACCGAATGTATTTATACAGTTGCTGAAGTGGTTATATATTGAATGTCTAATCTTATGACCAATGGCTTCTTTTTTACAAGATGCAATCATAGAGACTGAGCTGCTCTTTACTGGGCTATCTTTCTCAACCCAATATGTACCGTACGGCTGAAATAACCCGTTATTAATTTGAGATATAATCTCTCTATCGAACGTCAATACATTATTGAATTTATGATAGTTCTCTAAAATCCAATCATATATGCCCGGGTCTATACCTTTAGGTTCGAGTAGCCATGCGACCTTCTTAACGTTATTATACTGGCTCCTATCTACATCACGTAATTTATTATCAGTAAAAAAGACATGCTCACTTACTATAGCATCATCCGTACACCAGGAAAAATTAACCCCTGGCATATTTTGAATATCTCTACCACCAAAATTATTATCCCGTAATGTTATTTTATTTTCTATTTCCATTTTTCGTCAAAGACTTTCGATAACCCATGGGTTTGTTTTTGTCTATCTTCTTCGCTGAATAATTCATGGCTCTGCCCACAATCGTGCCATACTGACACATCACCAATTAAAGCGTGTGTTAAGTTATTACTTTCTAGTAGTTTAGAATAATCATCGTCCTGAAACCAGAAGGAAAATCTTTCATCAAACTTACCGCCAATTTTATCTATAGTGCTTTTCTTTGTTACAATACACCAACCGGTTACAAACATCCTAGTAGAGTAGCCTACATGTATTCCTTTGGTTTGGTGAAAGCGCCAGGTCGAGTTATCGTCCCATGGACTAACAGAATCATACTCATTTAAATGTTTAACTAAAGTATATAACACATCTATATTATAATACACATCATTATTTGATATACATAGGTAATCGTGCTTACAAAAAGTGAGACCGTAATTTAAAAACTTATTATAATTAAACTCTGCATCCTCCGGAATATAGAATGTATCGATTGGTAGTTTTATATCTTTACCTCTCAATTTTTTATTTGTCTCGATAACAATAATATTGGTTTCAATATTACTATTTGATTTTAAAGATTTAACACACTTTTCAAGTTTACGGTAGTATTCTAAATTAGCTGTATTTGAAAGTATAATTACATCTACAGTTTCCATGTCTTTATATACTCCTGTAAATCGTTATAGTTCATCTCACATATCTTCCTGTACTCTAGCTGATTACTATTGTAATAGTCGTGTATACTCTTATCCTCATCAACATCATGATGAGGTAAATGAAATAGGTACGGGCATTTTGTATTAGCTAAAATAACATTCTTTTTAAGTTTATGACACCTAGTTACAATTTCATTATCTTCATATCCCCAGTTAATAAAATTAGGATTAAACCCGTTAACATCTTTAAAGCAGTCTTTAGACATTACCAAGCAGCCACCGACTGCTTTAAGATTGCCTACCTCAAACAGCTCATTTTTCTCCAATCGAGACGGTACGTAATTTAACGGGAGCATCTCCAACATATTCTGATATGTCAAATCACAAGTTAACATGCGTTTAGATTTATATGATAGGTATATAGCAACTCCATTATAACCTATAATGACATTATCCGTATCTGCCAATTCAATAGATTTCTGAATAGAGTATTTTGAGACAAATACATCACTATCTAAAAAACATAAAACATCGTGATTAGCCTCTAATGCTCCTTTGTTATATAACTCACACTTATTAAAGTTATTATCAGATGATTCTTTAATTAGAATCTCACAACCAGGTACAAGTCGTTGATAGTACTGCTTACAGTATTCTAAATTTACTGCCCTTTCTTTTGTATCTTGCTTATAGGCTACAATAAAAGATATCATTTTCTCATGCTCTTTAAAATATTAATAACATCAGCTAATGGAGTATCAGGTACTGCATTTTGCCAAGCTGGCATATAACCATGCTTCTTCTGAAATAAGTATGCACTGTCAATTATTTTTTGCTGCCAATCATCACCTCTTCTTATCGATGAGGATTCTTCACTACAAGCTTGTTCTTCAATAAAATCGCAACTATTAGCGAGATCGGCCCACCACCAATAAGGTGTACTGTAACCGGCTTTAGCGAGACTGTATGAATGCTCCACGTGTTCAAAATTATTTTTATCAAACTCTTCATCAAATATACCTACACTATCTAATGCTTCCTTGGTATAAAAACATACAGCACCAACTGAGTGCTGATTTAGTGCAATTTTTACGTCACCGTAATCAATTACCTTTCTCGGCTTAGGTTTACCTTTACTAATATTACCCTTATTGGCCGGCCCGTGGTATGCAAACGACATATGTTGTATACCAGTAATCTTACTTGCTCTAATATATTCTTCAAACGCATTACCTTTAAACACCATATCATCCTCTACGAGAAAAATATACTCACAGCCTTTTGATAATAGGTGTGTAAGCGCTTTATTTTTACTCTTACAAACACCTAAATTCCTCCCGTTGTTAATAATATGACGATGAGGAGCGTCTGTAGTTGCTATAGGCTCATCACCGTCATTAATGGTAACAATCTCATCGAACCAGTCGGATTTAATGCTATTAATACACTTAATATAAAAATCATTCCTATTACACGTTATTATACCTACACCAATCTTTGACATTATATATATTTTATGATAAATAATTTATATGGCAAGCACAGACGTTAGTATCAATCAGTTACCAGAAACCAATCAAGTTAGTAATGGAGACTTTATAATTATCCAGACACCTAATGCGACTAATAGGTTAAATTTTAGTAACTTCGTTGTAGGTTTAGAAAATACTACATTCAAAAGTACCATCGAGTTACACACAACTCAGATTGCAGAGCTTTCCGCAGCGTTAAATCCGTAAAATTAATTTAGGCTGACAGCTTAGCCTCTAGGATTGTATAAGCTGTCAATTTCGTCGATTTCCTTATCGCCTAGAGTATCTTTGATTAGCTGTTTCTGATGCGCCAGGTCCTTCTCAAACTCTTTAGTATTTTGCTGATCCTCGAGTAATGCTTTCATAGCATTTGCTTCTTCGTTAACAGACTGGTTATTAGTATCGACAATATCAGGCTCTGGTGTAACTTCCCACCCACCGACAAGGTCTCCGGTTTCATCTAGATATTGCTTAATCATGGCTATTCTAATAGGCCTATCTCCGAACACTTCAATCCAGCCCGGAGCGTCTTCTTTAGGAAAGAATGGATTAAGACCGTTGTTTTCAATATGTTGTGCTCCAATCATTTTGAATAGGTTGTCAATTTCTTTAATGTAGGTAGGATCTACTTCACGTACACCATCCGCAACCGGAGTAATAGGAGCTGCTTTAGTAATAGGTGTAAAGAATATAATATCCAACTGCTTTAAACTCTCACAGACAAGAGGTATACATTTATCGATAAATTCCTTATCAATATCACCTACACCTTTCTCAAAACACCAAAGAGAGTAAACCAAGTTATCAATAGGGCATCTATCCATAATAACATTATCGCCAGGTTCGAAGGTCTGCATCTCGTCAATCATATGATTGAGAATCCTCCATTGAGTATCTTTAGTAGCTTCTTTACTATGAGGTAACTTCTCGCTAGTAATCACATCACGGTATGTCTGGCTCTCAGCTTTATACATTGGCCATTCTTCTCGGAAGTCCTTAATTAATGTTGATTTACCTTGACAACCTGTACCGCTAATAGCTAACCTCATACGTATATTTTATAATAAGAATTTGCATTTTCAAGGTCTTATGTTATAATAATATTATGATACATTTTGATGAGGCATCTCATACGTATACAGATACGGAAACCGGTAAACAGTTAATATCAGTAACAACTCTGCTCGGTAAATACAAACCTAAGTTTGATGCAATAGGTAACGCAACTCGAATTGCTAAACGCGAAGGCGTTCATGTCGATTTTATTCTCGAGCAATGGGAAGCGGTTAAAAATAAAGCATGTGATTACGGTACCCATATACACAAAGTAATGGAAGATTTTCTCGTAGATGATAAACGAGAAGACCAATATAAAGATCTTTATAAATCGTACAAGTCACATGAAGATGTATTTAAAGGTTACCCTAAGCTGCGCGCTGAGGAAAAGCTATATGATACAGTTAATGGAATTGCAGGTACAGGTGATTTAATTTATGAAAATGCAAAGAGCTTTAAGGTAGGGGATTTTAAAACTAACAAGCGCTTCAGGTATACCAATGAGTATGGTGAGTATATGAATGGCCCGGTAAGTCACCTAACTGTATGTGAATTTAATTCATACGCCTTGCAGCTATCTTTATATGCTCATATGTATGAAGCAATCTCAGGTAAGAAGTGTGACGGCCTAGTTATATTTTATAAAACTCTCGATAAACACGAGTGGTCAAAAATACATGTCAACTACCTTAAAGAAGAAGTTAAAGCGATAGTAGCTGATTACAATAATCCCAATTAACAACTTTTAAGAAGTTTTTAATATACTTCTCTCTATCTGGACCATACTTCTTATAATAAGCATGCTCCCAGACGTCAATACCTAGTATTGGCGTTCCTTGGTTAAACATAAGAGGGTTATCCTGATTATCTGTTTGTACAATTTTTAGGGTGTTACCTTTCTTGACGAGCCACACCCAACCAGAGCCAAAATGTGATTTAGCTTGTTCAGTAAATTCACTGTAAAACTCCTCAACGGAACCAAACTTCTTTTCAATCGCATCTCTTAATATACCCCTACATGGGTGAGTATGAGGGGTCATCATATTCCAGAAAAGCTGGTGATTGTATGCACCCCCGGCGTTGTTACGTATTGCAGCTTTTCTGTTAGCAGCTTTTTTGACTAATTCTTCTAAAGGAGGCTGAGATGCACCGATAGCATCATTTAATTTTTTTACATACCCCTTATAGTGCTTATTATAATGGAGCTTCATTGTCTCCGCGTCAATATGAGGTTCTAAAGCATCGAATGAGTATGGTAGTACAGCCGGCGTATAACCTTCTAGACCCTCAAGTATGAGGGTAGTTAGCTTATCATAAGTTTGTTTCATAATTATTTTTTATTCTTTCCTCTTTTCATGTTAAGACACCATTGATACATCTTACCTTTTTCACCACTATACTTCTTAGCCTTACGCTTTAGGTCGGTTACCGTACCTTTACAGCTAGCACCTGCTCGCTTTACTCGTCCCGGTTTACTTTTACCCTTGACCTTACCATCGGCGTAGTTTTCAAAAAATGTTTTAAATGTAATCATTTCAATGTTATACAATTCATTTTACATGAAGTGCTTCGGTTCTGTATAAATATTTATATAAAATAGAGGTAAAATGATATGTTTGGACTTATTACGATGTTATTATCAACACTTGGAGCAACTGGTATGGGCTCGATGCTTAAAATTATCGGCGGCATTGCGCAGAGTAGATCACTTGCAAATGAAGCGCGTGCTAAGAGGGAGCTCATCAGAGACATGTCACTCCAAAAATCAAACGCTGAGTTTCAACAAGCAGTGTTCGGTGAAGCGGATAAGGATGCTGGTATGTTCACACGCGGCACTCGCCGCATTATTGCTCTTATCGGGATGCTCAACTTCGCAGTCATTTCGATTCTTTGCACCCTCTGGCCAACAGTCGAGCTCGTCACCTTTACACCACCCGAAAATAAAGAAAATTTCTCCCTCCTCTGGGGATTGGCTGTTTTTCCCTCATCGGACCCGATTACAACAGCCATTACAACGGGGCACATCTCTTTGGTCTCAGTCGCCACTCTGGGGTGCATCATCGGATTCTACTTCACCCCAGGTGGTAAATAAAAAAATAAGCAACCGATAGGTTGCTTATTTGAAAGTGGCTCCTCGACAAGGATTCGAACCTTGGACCTAGTGATTAACAGTCACCCGCTCTACCGCTGAGCTATCAAGGAATTTATAATATTAAATTATTTTTTAGTAGCTGGTCGCCCACGTTTGGTAGGTTTCTTAGTTACTTCATCGCGAAGTTTATCAATTTTCCGATCAACTGCTGCGGCAAAATCTTCTGCATCCTCTACGATTGAATTAATTTTCTTAATGTTATTGCGAGCAACTAACGTGCCAGTAATAAAACCGGCGATGAATACTACTAGTGTAATTATTGTTTCCATAAATATTATTTAACCTTAAAAATAATACATTCAACCATAAATATTAATATGACCGAGAAAGAATTAAAAAGTATGTCTAAGGACGAGCTCGAACTTCTCTGCAAAGACAAGGGTGTTAAGTTAGATAAGAAACTTAAAAAGAGTAACTTGCTCTCAAAAGCAATTGCTCTCTTTACATCTACGAAGCCGGCAGTAAAGCAGACAGTTAAAAAGGCAACAGCAGCAAAGCTTACGTTTAGAGAGCAATATGGGATTTTACCTAAAAAATAACTCTATAACATAAATAATAGTATGCCTATTTCATTCACTAATTCATTAACCTTCTCCGGTGCTCCAAATGTACCTAATGAAGATGCTGTTAATAACATCGACACATTTCCAAACGGCCTGGAGCCGGCTGGTTTGGATT